GTAGTCCATACTTACCCATCGGGGAAACGTACTTGTCATTGCGGTCAACAGACTACGCCGTTACCTGTTAGGCGAGCTGGTAGGCCCCCTCCGTTCAAGCGCAGCGGCATGACGCCAACCCACATTGACTATCAAGCGGGTTGGGAACAGTTTCATTCCTAACTTGTCTCTGGATAATACTGTCAGATCGTGGCAGGGTACCTCCTATGCAAGCGACTGCTAAGGTGCCGAGTATCGAGCCCCGTGGATTGGGCGCCAGGTTCTACAACAACGAATTCAAAGTCACTGATGAGGAATTGCGTGAGGACGTACGGGTTACGGTCGCGCAAGGCGATTCTCAGTGGGATGAGTACCTGTTACAGACAATCTCTCAGGACTGTGCGTTGTTTGCTCGTGAGATCCTAAGTGGACCTCCGGAGATGCCTTACAATGGGCACTTTCTATTGGGGGCTCATCATTTGGAATGGAGCGAGCTACTACGAAAGCATAAGCGTATTTGTGTATTAGCCCCAAGGGATCACGGAAAAAGTTTTTTCTTCGACTTCGCTTATCCTATTTGGAGTGCTGTTAAGCAACCACATGGTAGTGGCTTCATTTTCTCTGCTACTCAAGATCAAGCGGCCCGTATTCTAGGAGACATCAAACAAGAGCTGGAAACGAATCCGCGGTTACAATATCTCGTTCCCGATACCAGTATGGGGGGTAAGGGCAAGAAATGGTCTAGCACGGCAATCCACCTCAATAATGGGCACCGTATCTATGCCCGTGGGTTTGGTACTCGCGTGCGTGGCGCTCATCCTCGATGGATAATTGTGGATGACGCCCTGAATGACGAGACCGCTTACAGCGAACAGGTGAGAAAAAAGCAGATCGACTATTTCTATACGGCTGTTTCCAATATGTGCGTGCCGGGTGGTCAAATTATCGTAGTAGGAACGCCGTTCCACTGTCTTGATTTATATGGGGATTTGGCAACTAACGAGGAATATATTTTCAGAAAATACCCCGCATTGCAAGGGAAAGACGAGCAACCTTTATGGCCAGCGCGTTATGACAAAGAGCGCTTGTTAGCCAAACAGCGCGAGATTGGTACCGTTCGCTTTACTCGTGAATTTCTCGCGGAACCCGTTTCCGATGATATGAGCCTCTTTCCCGCATTCCTATTTAGGGGCGCTCCTACCGAAGTATTTACGCTTACGCTGGGTATGCCCAAGGAAATCTATGACCGTTTGGGCGTCACGATTTTCATGGGTGTGGACTTCGCTATGTCGAGTTCGGCCGCGGCTGATTACACGGTGATTTGGACTATGGGCGTGGACCGCTGGGGCAATCGTTGGATCATAGACATACAGCGTGGCAAAGGACTGCCCTACCAGACACAGCTAAGCATGATCAACGAAACAGGGCACAAGTACGATCCGGCGTTGATCTTCCTAGAAGCGAATCAGATGCAACGGATTTTCGGGGATGAGTTGATCCGCACAACAGACTTGCCCATCAAGCAATTCGTGACCGGCGCACAAAAGAACACGTTGGATAAGGGTGTCCCTAGTCTTCGCGTGTTGTTGGAGAACGGGAAGTTTCGAATACCTCGTGGTGACAAGCGAAGTATTGAGATGACCAACCTATGGATCGAAGAAATGAGATCCATTACGTGGGCTGAGGGTACGTTGAAATCAGTGGGCACCCATGATGACATGGTTTTATCGGCTTGGATTTGTGATCAAGCTATCCGAGCCGGGGGCTTTAGTTTCGACTTTGGCGATGACCTTGCCCCTTCAGGTAGTTTGGATAAGATGCTACAAGATGAGAATGCGACAGACACTCAACCCCTGAAGCGCCAGAAACAACTATCGAGCAACGGATCAATGAGGCTTTGGGGATAGTACCTGAACCACCAAAAGCAAAAGGCGATTTGGTGGATACAGAGATAATGGGAGAACCAGAGTTAGGGGATTCGTCGATAATCGAGGGCAACTTGGTAGACGATGCGAATATGGATGAACAAGAAATGAACAGACGGTTGCTTGGGGGCGCTCCTAGCGCTTCCAAAATCCGAAATTACTGGTAGGTTGGATGCGACGGTGAACGGTCGGGGGTCGCTCTCCTCCCTAGTAACCGTCGCATCCTGTTTGAATAGGAGATAGCACATGCCAGTCGGGGTAGTTAAAAACGCGAAAGATGAGGGGCATTGGAATAAAGCGAAAGCGCTGGCAGCTAAGCAAGGTCGAGCTAAGGACTGGGCGTACATCATGGGCATCTACCAAAAAATGAGCGGCGATAGTGCGCCAGAAAAAATGAGCAAGAGCACTACCTGTGCGCTGAGCCCGCAATTCATACTCACGAAATGGCCGGGTCAGGTACCGTCGCGAGAAAACATTGACCTGTTACGCCAGACCAAACAAATGCCGAGCGAGCCCACGTTGGCGCAGATGTTCGAACCCACGGGTAGGTACATGAGTCCCGCATCCGTAGTTGACGGTCTGGGCTTGGATCGTGCAAAGCAAAATGAATGGGTAGGGTTGTTGGGCAAAGCGCTTAGCGCACGTAACGAATTGACGGTCAGGCATGAACTGGTAACTAAGATGCTGTCAGACCGTATGGCCCCAGAGTTACGGCGTGCGTTGTTCTCTCGTGCGCTGAGCTATTACAGAGACATGCGCAAGAGCATGGTGCAGGTAGTTACCGTGGATGAATTGCGCAAGGGTGAAGGTGAGGGAAGTAGGGGTGGCAAGGTAGTGGGGCATGCAATGGGTGGTAAACCCATTTACGAAAGTCAACAGGGCGTATCTCCGGAATCTTCGGAAGAGCAAGCCCGTCAAAAGCATTTTGCAGAACAATGGGTATCGCCTACTGGAAAAATAAACACAGTGAGTAAATCGGAAAAACCAGGCGCTATCGTCGATAAGTTTGAGCAGGGTGATCCTGAGGAGCGTCTAGCCAGGGTTATCCGGGTAGTGACGCATCGTTTGGGCAATGCAGGGCCAGAGGGTCTGTCACTAGACAAGTTGTCCGATGTGGTGAAGACTTACGGCCAACCGTTGGTAGCCCAAGCGCTCAACAAGGCGTGCGCTCAAGGTGGTTCGATGCTGTTCAAAAAAGGGCTTTTGCAGCTCCGGAGTATTTGACGATGAAAAGCACAGACGATTTGGTTGAAGAATACTTGAGCAAAGCGAACCCCTCGTTGCCTATGAAAGGCAGCGACGATGAAGACGACGGGCCCAGTGACGATGCCGGCGCTGAATTGTCGGGTCCAGGGGCTGAGGATGCGAAAGCAAAGGGTGGGGGCCAGATCACAAAGCTACCGCCGCCTTCGATCCATGAGAACAAAGCGAACCTCCATGCCGCGTTGTCCAAGATTAGCCACTTGGGTGAAAAGGGCTTTCGGTCCTTGCATCCTGGTACGCAAAAGGAATTGCTTGACGCCGGCATGATTGACGCCAGTGGGTACTTGACTGCCCAAGGACATCAGGAAATCAGCCAATACTTTGCGCAGCATGCACAAAACCCAAAGCTGGGCCCAGAGGCCCAGCAAAGCGCAGCTACACGTCACCAAGCGCATGCTGAGGCAGCGGGTCAGGGTGAGAACGCGCATGAGCATTGGAAGTCCAAACAAGTCGAAATGAAGGGTGGGCAACCACAACCTGGAGCGCAACCGGGTATGCAGCCGGGGATGCCCCCTAAACCCCCCATGGTTGGCCCAGAACAGGCCCTAGGAGCGCAATTGGGAGACAATAAGCCTCCGATGCCTATGCAACCCGGTATGCCTCTTCAAGGGGCTCCTAATGCGGCACAGATGCAGGGAGCTATGGGTAAGCCAGGTATGCCAGGGGTTAAGCCTCCGATGGGTCAGGGTGCGCCGGTATCAGCGTCTGCGCCTAACCAGGCACCTGAGAACCTACCGCCGAATGAAGGGGCACCTACGGCTAGGGGTATGGTGGGCAAGCCACCTATGCAACCGGGTAAGCCAGCACAGGGCATGATGCCACCTCACGAACCGCAATTGGCGAAACCGGGGATGCCGGCACAAGCGATGCCTCCTGCGGGTCAACCGGGCGTGCCTCCGAAGAAACCAGTACCGCCACAATTCCAGAAAAGCATGAGCGGGTTGGACGCTTTGGGAGATTACTTGGAGAAAGCGGGTACGGGTGGGGAACGCACGGGGCATAAGTACATTCGGAGAACGGGTATCCCAGGAAGATATCAGTACGTTTACGCACAAGGTCACGATTTCAAAGCGGAACATTTGGACAAATTGCCCGCGGGTAGCAAAGTAGTAACTCCGCATTCGCAAGGTGGGGAAGTCCATTACACACGACAGGAAAACGGAGCATGGCACGCTACAGAACCAGATCCGGAGAAAGAGGGTGCGGCGGGTAGTGGATCTTTGGGAACGCATAGCGTGGCTACTGTAGCTGAACGTATGAAACAGCGAGGGGGGACGATTCATACTCCTGTGGAATTGCCTGAGGAAGCGACGGGAGTTTCTAGGGGTAAGAAACCCAAACAAGGCGAAAGTTTGAAGTACAGAAAAGGGATCACGGGTGAAGTAGCGAACGTCAATGAGCACCTAACTATCAACAAGCTTTACCCAGATCTCTACATGGTTAACGTGGCGCAAGAGGATGGGAAATTCAAAACCCTTTCTGCGCATACTGAGCCTGAAGCTATCCGTATGGGGATGGACGCGCAAAGGGAGCCGGGGGCTAAGAAACCGGCAGGCAAACAAGTACATCCGGATACCCATAAACTTGTAGGACACCTGAAAACGCTGAGGGCTGGTGGAGTACATACGCAAAAGGTGGGGCAGCTCGCATCTGATACGGGAATGAACGTAGACCGCACTAAGGCGGCTATCGCGGATTTGGGTTACGAGATTGAACCCCATCCAGAACATCCGCATGGGCAAGTGACGTTTGATCGGCAGGCGGGTAAGCAAGAATCTCCTAAATGGGAGGTCCGCGACTTCCTACCCGACGATATAACGAAACCCGTAAACGTCGCGCACCTCACAGAGCAAAGCGGGCAATCGCATGAGAAAGTAACCCAAGCGCTTACAGAGATGGGTTACAAGATCAACGATAAGGGTATTGCGCAAAAGCCGAAGTTTGGGGAGAAGCAAGAGACCGCAAAGGAAAGGATGCATAGGGAAGCGGGACAAGGCGGCGGTCCTACAGACGCTGAAAGGGCTAAGGCTTTGTCTGAGAACAAAGCAGCGTTAGCAAGATACAAGCAGCATTTGGCTGCTTTGCAACATGGGCATCGACACGATCCTACTTTGCCTAAGTATTCAATCCCTTTGATCATTGACACCATTCATGGGTTAGAAGCGGCTATCGCGAATCAAGAAAAGGGTTTGAAACCAACCGGCGAAAAGAAAGCGCCTGAAGGTGGTAAGTACCTCAGTCATCCGGACGTGCAGAAGTACATCCGAGCTATCAGGAACCCAGCCAAGAAAGCTTACGCACAAGCCTACGCAAAATGGAAAGATGGCGGCGAGCAAGGTGCTGAGCCAGAGCACAAGCCTTTGAGCTATATGGCGGCACAAGCGGTGCGTTTGCATATGGGGAACGTTGTTACACCACGTCAAAAAATGGAGGGGATTTCCGGATTCCAGACCCCGGTGAAAGAGGATGCCCCTACGCATCCGAAGGCTTCACCAGAGAAAAAGGACTGGTCTGAAAGAGCGGGTATCCCTTATCCTGAGAAATTGGATGACCTTTGGGGGGAAGCACATAAGACGTTTGATGAGTCCATGAAAATGGACGCGAAACACCACGAAATGACAACGGCTGGGCATGAGCCAGATCATGACGCTATCAAACGCCAGACAGCTAAGGTGAAGGCGTTACAGGAATTGGTAGAGCAGCAAGATTGGAGCAAGCATCCTGAAGGACAACCCATTTTCAGGTATCCGACTGCGGGTCAGCATTATCGGGTAAATACCTATAAGAAGCCTGAACCCGAAAAAGAAAAACCCGCCAAGCCAGTTCAAGGCGATCTATTCTCCAAGAAACCGGAAACCACTATCGGGGTGCAGAAGATCAAGACTAGCACCTCGGGTAGCGAATCTCAGGAACGGGGTATCCGTAAACAGGGGGATAATTTCGTTGCTGTAAATGGACCAACGGTTAAGGTTTTCAGTAGCCAAAAGGGTGCTGAAAAGTTCATGGCGGGTATGGGGTACGACGCACAGGGCAATCCCCTCAAAAAGAGCGACGGGATCTCGGAGCTAGGTGCCTACTTGCGCAAGAGTGTTGAGCAGATCCCAGGTGGTTTGGCGTCAGGCAAGAGCCCCAGTGACTTTGACCCCAAAGCGCTGGCGCAAGGTATCAAGGTCGAAATGGAGCACACCAAGAGCAAGAAAGTGGCGCAAGAGATAGCCATGGACCACTTGACCGAAGATGGCCACTACTACGCGAAGCTGGCGAAGATGGAGAAGTCTGTAACTGCGGAGATCAATGCTTTGTTGCAACGAGATCCGCATCCCGACGATACCCAAGTACATGCGCTAGCTGGTAAGCTGGGCATGAAGGTAGATGATTTGGAAGAACGTATTTACGCCATGGCTGGCAAAGCCAAGCGAATGGAGAAATGTGCTATGCGGAAATCAGGACTAGGTGAGTTGGGTGACTATCTGAACAAGGCAGACGGTATGCCAGATCAAAACGACTGGGATGAAATTGATAAGCCTGTTGAAACCACGTTGGGCGGATCTGCCAACGGTGGGGATCTGACTGAGACACCTACTCCCACGGGTAACGGTGGGTCGGCTGCGGGTGAAGGCCAGGACGCTAAGGGGCAGCTTACAGGCGTAAACCAGGGTGAACAGGAAATCTTGGGTGATGACCGTGACCCGGCTAAGCAGATGACCCCAGGCACCGCGGCTTTGGAAGATGAGATCCCAGAGGGCTACAAGAGCCTCACGCCAGCGTCACAACGCGCCATGGTCGCGAAGGAAACGGCGCAGCACATTGCGAAGCTCCAAAAGAGCAATGACGTGCATGTTGGTTTTGTGCATCCTCTTTCGATGGCCAGCATTCACGGGAATACGGATGCCGAGGCCGAAGCGCTGTTGAAGTCCGATTTCTACCATGGGGCAAGTCCTACGTTGGCGCTCCCAGGTTCAGTGCTTAGGCAAAACGTCCTTTGCAAGTCAGAGGGTTGCGGGTGTAGGTACTCTGCGATGTTGACGGCTTGTCCAGGTTGTGGGGAAGGTACGGTAGTCAACCGCATGCTCCCACGCAGCGCGTACATGGGTGGTGGGGATGCCATTAGGCTCGAAAAGAGCGCGTGTGACCCTATCCTGAAACCGCGACCCGTAGAGGAAGACGTGCGGATTGAAGGCCCGAGCCCGGTAGTATTTCGCAAGAGGTAAACCCATGGGTTGGCAAGAGCGACTACGCAACGTAGCCCGTAACCTAGCCGGCGCTACGGGCGAGGCCCTTACGGATTTCGCGGAAGATGATGCAGCGGCAATGATGAAAGCCGGGTATCCAGATCCTACGGTAACGGGTGACGATGACCAGGACGATGCCCCAGGTGGTACGCATCCTGATACTGCTATGTCGAATCCTGTACCGGATGAGGAAGCTGTTGCAGATCCTAAGACCTTGTTTTGGGATCCTTTTGCCATTATCGAGCAACTTGGTTACAAGGAAAAACCTAGTGCGGTTAGTTACGGTACGCTCAAGAGCATCGTTGCCAAAACGCCAGCGATCCAAGCCATTATCCAAACACGTATTCAGCAAATCTCTGCATTTTGCCAACCTAGCCGTGATCGCTATGAGATGGGTTACAGGATCAAGGTTAGGGATTCTCGTAAGCAACCTACTGAGGCCGAGAGGCAATGGATTCAACAGAGCGAGGTTTTCATACAGCGTACAGGTGTGACTGATAACCCACGGGGTAGGGATACCTTTGAGAAGTTTGTCCGTAAGTTCATGTACGATTCAATGCGGTTCGACCAGGCGTGCGCAGAAGTAGTACCTAATAGGCGTGGTGAACCTGCGGAGTTCTATGCAGTAGACGCCAGCACTATTCGGTTGGCTGATACAGCTAGTACCTATTTGAACGAAGCGAACCCACAAGCTATCCGTTATGTGCAGGTATACGATGGGATGATCATAAGTGAGTACAACCAAGAGGAAATGATTTTTGGTGTACGCAACCCATCCACGGATATTCGGTTGTTTGGTTACGGCGTTTCAGAACTTGAAATGCTGATGAACGTAGTTACGGCTTTGCTGTTTTCGTGGGAATACAACGTCAAAACCTTTTCGCAAGGTTCAAGTCAGAAAGGTATCTTGAATTTCAAGGGAGCTATCCCAGAGAGACAGTTAAAAGCTTTCCGCAGGCATTGGTATCAGATGGTGAGTGGGGTAGAAAATTCGTGGAGGACTCCCATTACTAATGCGGAAGATTTGCAATGGATTAGTTTGCAAAACTCTAACCGCGACATGGAATTTTCAGCGTACATGGACTTCCTGTTGAAACTGAGTTGCGCAATTTTCACAATGGACCCCGTAGAGATCAATTTCAAATACGGTAACACGGGTCAACGTGGCGGGTTGCAGGAAGCCAACAACAAGGAAAAAATCACTGAGTCAAAAGAGCGTGGGCTACGTCCGTTGCTTCGATTCCTAGAATCCCAACTCAACCACCATATCATTTGGCCTTTGAACGAAAACTTTGAGTTCAAGTTTGTAGGGTTGGATGCGAAAACCAGGGATGAGATAGCGGACCTCAATACCAAACTCGTCAAGACGATCCGCACAGTGGATGAGATTAGGGCCGAAGATGACCTACCGCCATTGCCAGAGGGCAAAGGCGAAGTGATTTTGGATTCCACATGGTTGCAATTCTCGTCTGCTAAGGACCAAGCGGCTCAAGGTGGTGGCCAGGGTATGCCGGGGATGGGCCAGCCAGATCCTAACGCTCCTGGTGCTGACGCTGCGCCTGGTGCTGACGGTCAAGGGGATCAAGTCGATTTCCAGCAATTGTTGGCCCAACAGGAAGCCGACGATCAAGATGCTGACGATGACCAATCGGAAGAAGAAGAGATAGCCGCCAAGAGCCTACAGCTACGGAAGAGTTTGCAGCTACGGAAGAGTTTGCAGCGAGCGGTGCAAAAGCGTAGCGTAAAGGTCGATTTCAGTTTGTAGGAGCTAGAATATGCGCTTGAAACACACGGTCCAAGTACAGCTTGCGCTCGATACGAACATGAAGCGTGCGTTGTTCAAGGATGACCAAACCGCGGCCACGATCCAAACCGATACCTTTGCTAGTCAGGTCAACTCTGTATTGCTGGTTTCGGCTACCAGTCAGGAATCGCTTTCCTTTGGTGACGTGACGATAGCTAGGGGGTTGTACCTGGAACTGAGCGGGGATGCGAAGGTGTATTTGAACGGATCTACGGATGCGATTCAAATGCGCAAGGCATCGGATACGGGTAAGGCTAAGCTGTTTCTGGAGTGTGAGATTACAGAAGTCTCTGTAAAGAACGAAGGCGAAACAGATATTAGCGGCGTGTACGTTTGCTGGGGAGATCCCATAGCGTAGGGGTTTCCCAATGCGTGTACGGCTAGAAGCTACTCCGCAAGAACTGAGCGAAAAGGGCGAGGAGCTAATCAAGGCTCTGGCCCACGAGCTGTACCCAGTCAGCCCAGAACTAGCCGAAACATTGGAAAAAGCGTTGCCCGAGAAAGAACCAGCGTTGAAGTACAAAGCGCTGCGGGACATCCACAAGATCACGAAAGACGAGTACGAAAAGACCCTAGAGCGCATCCACCTGGACATCGCCAAGGTGTTGGCCGAAGCGGTAGAGAATACGAGCGTAGGGCAACCGATTACGAAGTCCGTAACGCCAGACGATTTGAATAAAGCGGGTGGTCCTTACATCGGACCCAGAGGGGGCAAGTGGGCAGACCCAGAGCACACGATCCATTGGGAAGACGCGGTGCCCCATGAACAGATCCAACAAGACGCACATGCGGCTGTTCAACCTCAAGTGGTACAGGGATCTATGCGTGCGGCTGCGGCTGGAGCCCATGCTCCGAGTTTGCGTTACGTGGGTTCAGGTGGGGAAGGTATGGTGTTTGCGGATGAACAGGGCAGGGCTCATAAGGTTAGCCGTAATCGCCGGCCGGGTGACATGCAAAAGCTCCGCAATGAGGCAGAAGCTAACCAAGCGCTTATGGGGACACCGGCAGAAAAGTACGTAGCCAAGGTACACAAATACGATCCGCAACATGATGTGCTTACCAGAGAATTCATACAGGGTAGATCGGGTACGTGGGGTTCTCAGGGTTTGCGTGAGGCATATGATACTATCGCTAAGGAATTGGAAAAGAAAGGTTGGGGGTCTCCAGAGTTCAAGGAAGACAGTTTCATACATCCGGAGGGTGGGGGCCCACCGAAGATGGTTGACCTTGGGTTTGTGAATCCTAAAGGGGAGGTACTTGTAAACAGGCTCAAAGAACGTATCGCGAATTTAGATCCCAAAGAAGATTTCTTCGATCTGAATTTGGATATTACTTATGCATATAACGAGGGCGGGATCGATCTTCCTACCGCTATGGGTTACCTAAATACAGCAATCGACAAACTAGGGCAGGATGCCAAACAAGCGGAAAGTGAGCGTAAGGAATTAGCGTTTAGCGCAAAAATGAAAGGGGATCTGAAAGAGGGTCAGACCTGGAAAGATGTGCGAATCCCAAAGGTAATTCCGGAAACGAAATCGGAACCAATAGAGCAAAACCCAGAGGTAGCCTCAGAACCCGCGTCATTGGGTAAGCTACGTGAGCAACACGGGCAGTTATCCCCTGATGAACAGCGAAACGCCTATTTCAAGGACCGTAATACAGGTTTGCTGAACGAGCGGGGAGCTGAGCTACGCCAGCGAGATCCCCAACGTCCGATGACCGCACGTTTCAGCATGGAAGGGTTCAAAGCGTTCAACGATAAATTTGGCCACGAGGCCCCGGATGGCGCTCTCAGGCTTATGGGCAATGAGCTGAGCCAGCATATTCCAGATGGGATAAAGAGGGCTGGCGATATCGAAGGCGACGTACGGGACCAAGCGCATGCAGATCAAATCGCTGAGCGTATGAGCCTAGCGATTGACCCTAGTGGTAGGGTCAAAGTGACGGCTACAGCCGTAAAGCACGGTCCAGATACCGCAGCTACTCTGGAAAAACTAGGCAACGCGCATAAAGCGCACAAGGATGCTGAGGTAGAAGCGGGACGTTTGGGACACCGTATGCAACACCCCGCGGCTTTGGGTACCGATAAGGCACGAGCCCATGAAGCTATGCAACCCATAGCCGCACGGATGCAGTCAATGGGCCCAGGCAAAGGTGTAGAATTAACTACTGAGCATCACGCGCAATTCGCCAAGCTTGATCCCGAAGAAGCTTTCCAGACAATCCACCAAGAGAAAAGCAGCGGGCTTTTGAGCGATGACGGGTTCAAGAAATCGTTGGCATTGAACCCCGGTCATTACGTAGCCTCGGCTGATTTGCGTGGCGTCAAAGCATTCAACGATGCGTTTGGCAAAAAGGATACAGATTCGATCTTGCGGAAATTCAGCGAATTGTTGACCAAGGTGGATGGTCATTCCGTACATGCCGCTCATCCTCATGGCGATGAATTCATGGCCCACCATGAAGATCCTGAAAAGCTCCAAGAAATGTTTTCCGATCTGAAAGACTTGACAGACAAGACCATCTTGATTAAAGATATGCCTAATGGTAAAGTGGTTATTCAGAACGGATTACATTTTGCGCATGGGGTAGGAAGGACGTTGGATGAAGCAGATAGGGTCAACCTTCCCAAAGCAAAAGAGGAGCAAGGCGATGTCCAAACACCAGTCACCTGGGAAGCAGAAGACGGTCACAGAGAGATTGAAAGACTCAGGGAAGCCGGCTATTCCGTATTCGATGTTGGTAGAGACTTGGGTGAAGATGTACCACGAGGCACGAGCGAAGCGGGAAGCGAAGAAAGCAGCGGCGCAGCAAGCGCAGCTCCCCAACAAGGCGTAGAGAAATCTTTGGATAGCCTTTCCAAAGCGCAAGGTGGCCCTTTCATTGGTCCGCGGGGTGGAAAGTGGGCGGATGCCGCACATACGATTTCTTGGGAAGAATCTGGGGATGCCTCGCATAACGGTGTCTTTCGCTATGGAGCGCATTTACGCCCGGTGAGTCACGCGAATGTGCCCAAAGGGGCAACCCACGAACCCCACGAAGCCTTTCGGCATGGTCAAGCTGTTTATGACCGTCCTTTAACGCCAGACGAGATTGCCAGCTATGAACTGACTCCGATTCTGAATGACCGAGCAACGGAACAGCGGGTAGCTAGGGCTTTGGATCAAATGCACGAGTACGCTAACGAGTACAGAGAACTGTTAGCGGAAGATCCGAAAACGGCAGAAGTCACAATACGCCAAGCCCTGGAACGCCAAGGCCCAGCACATTACGATGTAAACGCGGCAGTCAATCGGGTTATCGAGGGATTGAAACAGCCTACGGGTGCTGGCGTACAGGGAGAACCCAAAGTAGGGGATACCCTAGCCGTAACGGTGCATCCGGCCATTTCTGGAAGGGAAGAGGATAAGAGCACATACAGAGTGCTCAAAACTGAAGGGGATAAGGTACAGGTTGGCCGGCATGAGGGTTCTGATTACGGACCTTGGATGCCCAAAGCGAGCCTCAAACATTTCCAGAATGATTTGGCTGGTAGGGTTGATCTCCCACCGAGCGGCAACCCAGACATTGACGCGGTAACTTCTGGAAAGGCCAAGTTTTTAGGCAAAGGCGATGACGGCATGGCCTTTAAGCACGGGGATAAGGTTGTGAAGGTGTCCACGACCGTTCCCTACCAGCCAGAGAATCCGGGGCACCGTAGTCCAGAGGAAGCGGCTACGATGCTTCAAAAGCAAGTGGCTATCGGTAACGAGCTAGCCGATGCCGGTGTGCCTGGAATACAGAGATCCGAATTTGTAAAACACGGGGATAAGGGATTCCAGATCAAGCCTTGGGTAGAGATCCCAGAGAAATTTACCCGTGAGCAATTAGACGCTGTGCAGGATTCCCTAATTGGGATGCACAAAAAGGGGTATGCGCTGAACGATGAGCCTCAAGCCGGCCTAGATGCCAACGGAAACGTGGTGATGTTTGACGTGGGTAAGGCGGCTAAGAATGCCGGCGATCCTAAGAATAGGGATTCAGGCGCTTCTGACGATATGGCACGCTTGCGTTTCTTGTATCAGAAGCATGGGCAAGAATTCGTTAGACGCGACTTTTCCGAAGGGCAAAGACATTGGGAGCATTATCAAGCGAGATCACTAGAGTGGATGCGGGACAAGAAACACGACTTCGCGAAGCACCATTTGGGCATGGCTACCAAGAAATTGGAAGCTGAAGCGAAAGCCACAATTCCTAAGGGCATTGGCCTAGATGTAGCGTTGGCCAAAATCAAAAAACAACATGATGAGGAAACAGCCTTTTGGAATACGGTCGCAGGAACAAAGCCCAAGGATAGATTGACCCTTACACCTACAAGTACAGAGAAGCCCAAGCACAAAATCCGTACGCCGGTCAAAGTGAAACAGAACCCAGAGGAAGCGCCTTTGCCTGGGCAACGTGGGCTATTCAATCCACAAAAGGTGGTCGCCGGTAAGCCGAAACAGCGAGAGATGTTCGCCGTACCGCCTAAACCCGTACCTCAGAAGCCCGCACCTGAAAACAAGCCTTTGCCAGGTCAGCTACCCTTGATCAAAGCGTTACCCGTAGACCCTGTGCAGGACATCATTGACCGTGAGAGCATTGCCTATCGAAGGATGAAGGAAGCGTTGATCAAGCGTGGCTATGAGGCTAGGGACTTTGAGCGCAATGGTGTGCTGTACGGTAAGAGCGTGAATGAACTGTTGGGCATGGTGCGTTCACGTTAAATCCGTGTAAGATGCGGCCATGTTGCTTACCGATGCACAGCTCCATGAGATCCGGCAAATCATCGCAGACCATCACAGCGCGTTTGTAGCTAACGTCATACATCCGAGCGCTGTAGACCCTGAGACCTTGGAACGTCTACGTTCCAAGGGTCTAATCAACGTCAAAATCAACAGTGTCGAAGATGCTTACGTGTACGGCCAGCTATTAGCAGCGTTGGACGATCCGCGGGTAGCGAAAATGGGTTACGAAGAATTGAAACTCTACATGCGGAGAAACCCCGTACCCTTGAGCCCCATAGAACAGAGAGCGGTACAGGTGGCACAGCATACGGCCGCGCAATACGCGGTAGGGTTGGGTAGGCGGGTAGACCTCGCTACCGGGCAATCAGCGCTGAACGTAGACACCCAGCTACAAGCGCAGATGCGGGACAAGATTAGGACGGCTACAGCCGAATCCATAGCCAAGCGGGAATCAGCACGGCAATTGAAAAGCAAGTTGGGATGGGAAACGAAAGACTGGGCTAGGGATTGGGATAGGATCGCGATTACAGAGACTCAGAACGCAATGCAGCGGGGTACAGCCGACCATTACGCGAAAAAGTTTGGTGGGGATGTTCGGGTAGCTAAGAGATCCATGCCTGACTGCTGCCCTCATTGCTCCCGCTTATACAATGGGCCTGATGGCCAACCCCGCATTTTCAAGCTTTCACAGCTTGAGCGTAATGGAACAAATCATGGGCGTAAGGCTCGTGATTGGTTGCCAGTAATTCCGTCAACTCATTGTCATTGCCAGTGTGCTCTTGTTCGTATTCCCGATGGTTGGGGTTTCGATGAACAAGGTGAGCTAGTACCGGGTGGAGAGTTTGGTGTGGACTATAGCGCCAAAGGGGATCTCGAATTAGCGATGACTGAGGAAATGGACTTGGTTAAGAGCGTGCGCTTAGGTCACGTCGATTTCCAAGGATTGCCCATTGCTATCGAGAATGCGCCTGGCACTACCCGGCATTGGAAAGCTCCGGATGGTAGTGAGGGCGATACCACGCTTCTTTTCGCGTATGGGTACGTGGAAGATACAGACGGCATAGACGGAGATGCGCTTGACGTATTCTTGGGTCCAGATCCCAGAGCGCAGATGGTTTACGTAGTACAGCAACAGAACCCGGCTACAGGCATCTACGATGAAAGCAAAATCATGCTTGGATTTCCTCACGAGCAAGCGGCTCTAGCCGCTTATCGTTTTCACTATGACCGGCCAGGGTTCGATTTGTCTGTAGACCCTATGTCGTTGGACCACTTCAAACGATGGGCGTACTTGAGCAACAAGCATGACGGCAACGTGCTCAAAAAAGGGAAGTCAGCAACACGGTTTGTGATCCCCTTGCAAAAGAGCGATACGCCGGCACCAGGGCTAAGCTCTACGGGTAACGTATCGGCTGAGATGGTAGAGACCATGGCAGGGCATCGGGCACCAGGTCCAGGCGTAGGCGCCAACTACCTGTTCAACGTACCCAAGCGAGGCAAACCGCCAACGATGAAAGAGCAGGGTTGGGACATTCAACCCCGTGAGATGTTGGACAACTTAGCGCAACGGCATATTCAGGGGCGTAAGAACAAGGAAGATTACGAATTCCAAGAGCCGTTGCCTGAAGGTACGTTGGCTAAGCCTATTGTTTTGCCGGATGGTTGGCCGGCTATGACTACTTTGGCGGATGAAGATGCAATTGAAGCCAAGAAAAAGCAACTCGTCAAAGAGGGGCTGAAAAATACCGCGGCTGTGAAAAACACGATCAAGATGGGATAGGCAATGCGTTACGTCATTCCAGAGAATTTGAGAAAGAGCACATGGGGTGCCGAGCGACCGGGCCACAAGTACCTTAGCCGTAAAGCGAAAGCCGGTGGCGGCTACGATTATGAGTACGCGGATGAAACACCTAAGCATGAGGCTCCGAAAGAACCGGAATGGAAGATCCATAGCGTAAAGGATCTGCGACCTATCGACTGGTACACGGGCAAGCGCATAGCCCTAGCGACTGGTGAGGGTGCCACTTGTGATCGTTGTGGTAAAGAGCATGCCATTGTCTACAAAATGGAACACCAAAAGACAGGGAAGCAAGCATGCGTAGGTAGCGGTTGTGGACCAGGCATGGCAGGGGGCACGCATAACCTAGACGACGATTCGATTAAGCAAGCGGAGAAAGAAGCCAAGCAAAAAGTGTTGGGTGAAGCCCGCAAGAAACTAGATGATTGGGTAGCCCAGATCAAAGAAAAGTTGGTTGTGGAAGCTAAGTTTCCTGAAGCCTCGTATTTTATTGGACATGATCATCATGTGAGCTACGCGGGGGATACACGTAAGGAAGTGCAACACCCACGGTTGAAGTGGGGATTCAAGGGCACGGATAACGCGGTGAACGTGGGCGAGCATTCGTCTGGTGTAGCGGAGTACGAAGTCAAAGCCGTGATGCGGAAATGGCTAACGGATAAAATAGCAACACAGGTTAAAGAAGCGAAGATCCCAGAGAGTTGGCCTTTTCCAAAAGACCTGAAAACCCCAAGAGAAACGGTTGCTAGACAGGCATTGAAAGCCGCAGAGGATTTGTTGTGGGATCGCTTTAAGCGTGAAGCCCACTACAATTCTTATCAGGGAGCACCTTCAGAAATGTTAGCTCATAGGAAACCTTGGGAACCCGATTTCTCGAAAAGCATGCACGATGAATTGCATGTGATCTCCGCAGATGACTTTGACCTGTGCATGAGTTGGTCCGGTAGGCTTACGGATGCTTTCGAGTTTGATCGTGCCGTGGACCTAATCAAAGGGGCTATGCACAAGTACCTACGGCGCTACCCATCGGGCAAGGCAAGCCCGCGTTGGTACTACATCTACAAAGTCACCAACAAGTACATGGGCAAGCCTGTAGCCGAAGGTGAGAAGATCAAGATAACGCATGACGGGAAGGTTGGGCACTACGAAGTTGAAAAGGTACATCCGAATGGCTATGCGACCGTAAGACATGACGAGACCGGCCAGCGGATGAGCGTAAAGCAAGAGCACTTGCACGAGATGTTTTCTGAGGAGCACAAAGCGGCTATCGACGAGGCGCACACCAGGCTCAAGCATACGTTTGCTATGGCGAAGATCCACGGTAACGACGTACAGAGAGAGAACGCACGCAACGCATTGAAAGAGCATGAGGACCGTTACGAGATCAAAACCCCTGAACGCCTAGCAGTCAAACGCGCTAACAATCTTACGGTACTCACTGGCGTTGAACCTTCCGTTGAAAACCATTTGGCAGCGGCCGAAGCAAACCAGCAAGCCGCGGATATGGGCGTACCTCAGGCAGATATGCACAGGGAAGCCGCGGCATTGCATAGGTCATTGGCGACCCAATACAAAGCGCTACAGGCGAGCGCAGCGGCGCTGAAAGACCCGGATAACCGTTTCCATGTGCCGGCCGATGCTGAGAACAAAGCGTCTACGCCAGTGCTGGTACTGCCCAAGGTCAAGGGGCCAAGGAAAGCCAAGGGTGCGTTTTTTGGGTCTAAGGAACAAGCCTACAGTGCTCTCAAGGGAGCCCATGAGGTCAACGAGAATTTCCTAGACCAATTCCACAAAGCTGATAGCGCTTATCGAGCGTGGAAAGCGGGTAGGGGCCCGAAACCTTCCGCGCATACGGGTGGTGACTTGGACCATTTGAATCAAGCGCTGGGGTTGGTAGAGCCTAAGCGACGGTTAGGTAAAGCCGCACCAGATCCGCGAGTATCGTCGCCGGCAGAAGCTTGGGACCGTTTGGTGTCCAGGGATAAGCGTTGGGATGGAACCAACAGTAGGAAAGCGATCCAAACCTTCCAAGAGTGGTTCACAGACCACGGGATCAAGCTGCATTTACCAGAAGACGCGGAAATAGCGATCAACGTGAGGGCGCAAGCTGAGGCAGATGCCAGTTACGCGGCTGAGCTAGGTGGGGAGCATGAGGAAGCCAAGCTACAGGACCATATTGCTAAGCTAGCAGATGAGGACGCAACCTTTGATCCAGAACAGATCGAAGGCGACCTAGATACCTCGTTTGATTTTGGGCTCAATGCCGAGGCTGAGGAAGACGATCCGAAGGAAGCCTACCAAAAGCAGGGGATCAAGGCTAAGTCCTTCCGCGGTTGGTTTGGGGATTACGAGAAAGACCCCCAGCATGCCAGCAAAGTGGTCAACGCTAAGGGTGAACCGGCTGAGCAACACAACATGGCACCTATGCCGGTTTATCATGGTACGGCCGTAGGGGGCTTCACGGCATTTGACCCAGCCAAGGTCAGTACCTACAACATTTTCGGTGAGGGGTTCTACTTCACAGAGGATACGGGGATCGCGAAAGAGTATACCGAAAAACAAAGTGACGATGCCAAATGGAATTCGATGCACGGTATTACAGATGCCGCAGGCAAGGAGATAACGCACCTACCGGCTAAATGGGCTACGAAAGTAATCGCGAGTACACCGGGGTATGGGGCTGTAGCTGAGGATCAAGCCTATACGGATAGAGACCGATCATACATGGCGGCTGCGCTCAAACGAGCGATGGAACCTCAAGGCGTGAACGTCGCTAAGTTTTTGCAGGAGTACAGAAGTCCTAGCGGTCCTATTTTGGATGCCAAGGGGCAACCTGAGAAGTACATGCACCATGGCTCGCCTGCGGGATTGCGAGCGCTCATGACGCGATTGGCTAAGGACAAGGTAGGCGATTTCAAACCAGCGGTTACGCCACCTCAAGTGTTTGAGTGCTATCTGAACGTGCGCAAACCGATTGACATGGATACGCCTATCTCGAAAGCGGATTTCCGAGACTTAGCAGGGTACATGCAGGAGCGCCAAAAGGACCGCTACCGCCCACAATATCTTGGGGACCAAAAACCGATACCAGAGAAGTGGGAGCATAAGGATTCAGTGCCGTTCTACACTAAGAACCTCAATGACCTATCGGGTATTCGAAAGATGGGACATGATGAGTACAGCAAGGATTTCTCTTATGAGGATTTCTTGAAAGCCAAACAGCATTTACTGTTTGCAGAACCCAAGAAAGACGGTACGCCAGACCATGGCATAGTGCATTTGTCGAGTCCGGATGCTCTCACTTGGGGTGACGTGCATTACATCATGACCGATGGGCATTACTACAACACCGAAAAACAAGGGTTCAAGGATTGGGCGCAGAAGCGCGGTTACGATGGGATAGCGCACACGGGCGGCTGGAACGTAGGGACGCATGCCCACAAAGTTTGGATTGCATGGGCGCCGAATCAGATCAAAGCCGTAGGCAACGAGGGTACTTTCAATGCAACAACCAATGACATCTACAAAGCCATGACGCCCAATATCTTCGTGATCATCCCGAGTAAGGTGCGGTACCTCGATCTGCTCGAAAAGGCGGGTGGTCCTTACGTTGGTCCTAGAGGTGGTTTGTGGGCAGATCCGCAGCACACGCAACACTGGGAGCCCAACCAACCGTCAACGCTTATTCCCAAAGAGGAGCTAGAGGATAAGGTGACGGAGTTGACGCATTTGTCGCATGAAGACTTGGCTAGTATCAAAAAACAGCAAGAAGAGTATTTGGCCAAGCTAGATGCTAGCGGTGAAGCCGTGCCTGTAGCGGCAATGCGCTTAGCGCGTATCATTGACCGGGCAATTGAGAAGAAAGGCCCGAAGCTGGTCGCGACGGTGCCTGAGAAGACCGCTACGCCTGAAAAGTTTGATTATGACGAGCATGAAGCAAAAATGGATGCGGCAAAAAAGGAATCCGATGCGGGATATGAACAGTACAAGCAGGAGCGCAACATACGGGATAAAGCGATTTCAGAAAAAGTGCTAGAGCACGTCAAAAACGGTGGGGAGATTACGCTTACTACTCATTTGCGCTCTACGACTTACAGGCATCCTGAAAACCTGAGACTGACGGCTAACGGTAAATTGCAATTGGCTGAAGGTCGAAACCGTTGGATCTCTTTACTGCCAGAGCAGATGGATCGTTTGGCCAAACAAATAGGTTTTGAACCGGAAACGAAACCGGCTGTTACAGAGAAACCTGAACCTCCGAAAATGGTGGCGAAGGTTACAGAGAAACCTACTCAGCGGGACTTAGCTTTCGCGGCACATCCGAAACCTGTGCAGGAAATGACAGTGGAAACGAAACCAGCAACGAAGGCTAAGACCGGACGCAAAGAACTAGCGGTGGACGTGGGCACCCATGTCACGGGAACGCGATGGGAGAAAGCACAAGCGCTTACTGTTACTGATTTGGAGCACATGAACCCTGAGGATCAAGCGCGGGCAGTTACCAAGAAAAATCTCATGCCCACTTGGGAACCTCAAGAGCTTTTGGATCGTGGCATGGAGCCAGAGGTAGTGTTGTTACGGAATGCCATGGAGAAATGCATTATTGAAAAACCCGCAAACGAAGGGAAGGCTAGGCGTTACTATCTCGAGGGCATGGACTTTTTCGCCAAGTCCATAGACCAATGCAAAACTAAACAAGACATCATGGATTTCATTGAGGACTGGCACCACTTAATTCAGGGTCAGCGGCGTATTAAGACTCTCAGTGCCGATGAAGTGGGCCAAGCTTATGACGACTATTTGGTGTCTCAAGGTAAAAAGCTCACGATGCCTTACGCTGAGCGAAAAAAGGCTTTGGCCGAGATCGAGGAGATTTCTGATTCCAAGTATGGAAAAGGTTGGAAGTACGATTCTCCCGAATGGAAAGCTGTAGATGAAAAGGTGCGTGCCCTTAAAGATGCTTTTGAGGCACGAGGTGGAGATGAGTATCGTTTTATGCCGCTCAATCAGGTTATCGCTAGAGCATTGAAAGTAGATGAGCACTTGGATGTTAGCTATGGGAATGATGGGGCGATCACAGTATTCGCCAGAGATCCAAACCTAGAATCCAAAGTGAACGAAAATAACGCCTATGTCCGCATGGCGGCTGGATTTGGCAAAACCTTCGTGGGTATCGTGGGGCACTCTTCTCCTAAGCATCATGGCCCCAAGGTTTTTCGAGATGCCCTTGGCGCCACTGAGAGATGGGCACAGGACAAGCTTAGCCAAGAGGATAGGGTCAAGGCTTTGCACGAGCGGTTAGGCGTCAAGAGAACGGCGAGCAAGCCCAGAGAAGCCCCCTTCAAATGGGAACGTGACGTGCCTGGCGAGATTGATCGAAAAGGTGGAAAGCCGGTGGGGGACATCACACCCCAAGAGCTGGCCAAAGATTTTGGGTTAAAGAATGTTCAGTTTGGTCATTGGGTGACCGACAAGGACGCTTACTCGCACCTCAAGGGTGCTTATGGCGCTTTCTCGGACCTCGCTGATATTTTGGGCGTGGACGTAAAACGTGTGAGTTTGAATGGTCGGTTGTCTATTGGTATCGGGGCTCGTGGTATCGGCAAATTCGCAGCTCATTATGAGAGTGGAAAAGCGATCATCAACATCACTAAGATTGCGGGTGGTGGATGCCTCGCGCACGAATGGGCGCATGCCATGGACAATCTGTTGTCCGTGTCACATGACCCAACTAGCACTCAGGCTGGCCGCATGGTGTCTAATGGGGCTACCGAGGGAATTTCACCACGGGTGAAGGATGCCTACGCAGACGTGATGGCAGCTATCCGGTCCAAGAATCCAGAGGCACAAAAGAAGCTAACCGAGGCCAATGCTTTGATTAAACAACTGAACGCAGAGAGGCGACGGGCGACCCCTGCGGAGAATAAGCAGATCACTGAAGCGCATCGGGCGATGGCTGAGAACCATCACTCTGAGTTCTATCAGGATGCCTCGTCATTCAGTAAAGCAGAAGACAACTATTGGACTCGTGGGCATGAGATGTTCGCTAGGGCATTCGAATCTTTCATCGAGGATACGTTGACCGAGGAGGGGCGAAAGTCCAGCTATCTCGTGTCTGGCACTCAGTCCAAATATCCCACGGGAAGAACCTGGACGCAGAAAGACGGCACCAAGCGGGAATGCCAGATATACCCTCAAGGTGAGGAGCGTAAGCGTATCAATGCGGCCATGCGGCGGTTGATAGAATCCATAAGCGAGGAGAAGTCTTTGGAGAAAGCTCTACGTTTCCTAGACTCACAGCCCTTGCAACGCTTTGTGATCCCTGTTGATATGTCCTAGTGCGTTGTCCAAATTGCAAAAATAAAGTCGTGCAGAAGACCGGAGATCGTACACGCATACGCTCGGATGGTCCCGTAGAATTCACGCCAGACGGCAAGTGTCACAGTAAATGCCATTGGTGTAAGCACGATATAGAGCTACCTTTGCAGCTCAAAGCAGACTTAGACATCCCCGGCGAGAGATTCATTATCGCAAGATGATTTGGTAGTGATACTAAGACGCGCTTTTTTGAGTTCCTTGAATTTCACGTAGGCTTCGCTTTTGGGTTGTGTTTGTCCAAGTCCTTTGCACCAATAGTCGTTCCTAAGTAGCACACGGCATAATCGTCGCCAGGATGGTGCCCAACATTTGCTTTCCAATTCAGGTGGTGCCTCTTCTGGGATTTTGGAATACCCACGATCTTTCCAACCAGAAATGAATTTCTTGAATCGAAAGAAATAGTGCTTTCGCGTTTTCTGGGGCATTGTCCGTAACAACAGATTACAGAAACTTTGCCATGTATGGTGTGGGGGTTTCGTGACTTTGTTGTACCCGTTTATGTTTCCTGTTTCTTGGATGTAAAGTGCCCCAGAATTGACGCCATTCACGCGAGCCACGACTTTGAACCACGTTTGGGGCTCTAAGATATGGTATAGCCAAAGCCCTCGTTTTTGGTCGTCACCATAAGGTTGGCATATGCGTTGCTGGCTTAGGGGTACTCCCGCTTTGTTCATTTTGTCGTACACAGCGTTGTGCTCTTTACCGGGGTACTTGCCGTGGAAGCGCCAAATATCCTCTGTGCGCCAGTCATAGATTGGGTAGGCGTTGTAACAGTTTCCTATGATCTTGGTTGTCCAAATCAAATCGTGGTATTGGCGTCCTTGTTTTTCCCAAGTAGCTATGGCGCAATAGCGGTTGAGGCTTTCATCACACCGGATACCTACACAAGCCGCAGTAAGTTTCCCTTCAGAATACCAGTCTCCGAATAGAACCATGAATTCTTCAAATTCCATTTTGGGAACGAAAAACGGGTAGTCTTTTGCGGTTTTAGCGTTGGCAGGCATATCGCGTACCCAAACATCCCTTTTCTCAGGCTCCCAGCATACCCATCGCGGCTCGTAATTGGTAACTGCATTCCGTAAGAGCAGAGGTACGCAAACCCAATGCAAGTCTATGTGCGCTTGGTACTTTGTGACCATTTTGCTTATGTGGTCAATGGTGTCCTTGTACTGTGCTTCTAGGTCGATAATTAGGACACCTATTTTCGTGTTTCGTTTTTCTGCTTCCTCTAACAGCAGATGCAGCATGACAGAGCTATCTTTACCTCCGGAGAAGCTGCAATATATTTTCTCGAAGTGATCGAACAACAACGTGATTCTGGATCTGGCTGCTTCCAAAACACTGGTTTTTTGGTACTTTTTTATGTTCATGGCTTCCTCAGTAAATATCGACCTGGCTATCCGTGATAGCTTCCTGCAAGGAAACCTCTGGGCGTTTGTTTCTTCGTAACCATAGGTTCAGGTATTCCAAAGCCGTGTTATTCGCTTTGTTTTGCTCAGTTTCAGACAAATAGGCGAACCCGCCACGGAAAACGGCAGGTATCTCTAGGGCGTAGCAAACAGAGGCTTGGTCAAGCCAAGCGATTCGGTTCATAGCGGTATTGGTTAAGTAGTGCTCGCAAGAGTATTTCCATTCGGTAATAACATGGTTCAGGGCAGCTCTAAATTCGGATTCGTTTTTCAGGAATTTGGCGTATTCTAGCTCGCATTCAGGTCCGGTCATTCCTTCTTTGGAAGTAGCGTACAAACCCGCTTTGCAGCATTCCCATTTATCGTACGTGTGAAAAATGCGGGCCTTGTCACTTGTGTTTATTGACCTGAAATTGTTCTTAGCCTTTTCTTGTTCAGTGATTTCATCCGTCAATTCCTCAAATCCTATTTCCGAATCCTTGATATCCCAAGAGCGCGAAAAGTCCTCATCCTTGAACAATTCGGATAAACCAGTGATTTGGCAAAGCCTAAGTATCTCGTCTTGATCCATTCCCAGTTCACGGGCAATTCGTTCATTTGTCCAATTCCGGTTTTTTAGTTCAATAACGATATCTGACATGGAATCAACAACGTGTTTTCCTCGTGCTCGATTGTGCCTGATGGTAGAAGCAATACGGTTGCTTCGATCTGTTTTGGCGTTGCGTATGACCACAACGGGCAAATGCCCTAAAATTTTGGTGTTTACGTCTGTGCATTCGCTACCTACTCGATGCCTGTGAAACCCGTCAACGACTTCCAGATTTTCGTCAGTACCCCAGGTCACGATGGGTTGGGTGTAACCGTCTTCTCGAATGCTGATCCGTAGTAGCTCCATTTCAGGAGGGGCAACCACGTTGGGGTTGTAGTCGTTTGCTTTGATTTGCGGGGCAGGAATCCAGAGGACGCAATCAACAGGCTCATTCTTGAATGGCGAAATTTCGTGTAGCGCTTTTTTTATGGTATTGATCTCTGTAATTTGCTCCTCTGGCGACAATTCCTTGAGAGCAGCTACCAGGGATTTGACGATTTTTTGCACTTGCATTCCGTTCCTCCTGATCTCCGATTATCATAACGCATATCTCTTTTCAAGATGTTTTTTCTTACGAAGGGGCAACGCTTGACAGTTCTCTGTATTTCTGGATAACTGCACTGGCACAGATTAAGAGTCTGTAAATAGGCTCTGTTGAACCCGTAGGGATCGTTAGATCCGGAAGGGGCAAGTGCTTGGAGTTAACTCCGGGTACTTGCCCCTTTTGCTTTATGGAGATGGGATGCGAAGTTTTCCGTTTCAGTTTGAAGTGCCTGTAACCTTTTTTGAAAAGGCTGACGCACCCAAAGGAAAGCAACGCCGTATTGGTGGGATTATCTCTACAGAAGCCCCAGACCGACAAGGCGAGACAGTATTGGCAGATGCTTTGGATCTGTCTGACTGGCTCAAGAATGGTTGGTACAACGATAACCATAGCAAAGAGACTGATGGGATTGTGGGTTATCCCGAAGTCGCCAAGAAGTTCAGCAAGGGTGAAAAGCTTCCTAGCGGTAAAACGGCGCAACACCCTGGTCATTGGGCTGAGGGATACATTCTTGATACGGAACGCGGGAACAAGATTTGGGAACTAGGCCAAGCGCTTCAGGGTACAGGTAGGCAACTTGGGTTCAGCGTAGAGGGCACGATCCTACGCCGTACAGGACCACGCACTATCGTCAAAAAGTCGGAAGATGGTACGCCGCAATGGGTGGGTTGTAAGATCGCTAAAGCCCTTGTGCGTAATGTTGCGGTTACTGCGGTGCCCGTAAATACTGACACGGGTTTAGAGATCCTGAATAAGAGCCTTGAAGCATTCGAGCGTGCAGAGAACGATGATCTTGAAACCCGCGTGGCTCGTTTGGAAAAGATGCTTACGGCCGCGGGTAACGGTGCTCCCCTGAGACCCGAAAGCCTGGAATCCGATTGGCAACCTCCTAAGCCTCTGAAAAAAGGCACGTCGATTCTGCGGGGTACGGGTACAGGTGGCGCACCTCCTAGCGGTCTCAAGAACATTAGGCCCCCAGCAATCGCTAAGCCCCCACGCATGCCCCACAACAAGGGTATCGCTGGCCAGCCGGCAGATCCGGCAGCTAGAGCAGGTTCATCGGGTAAGCGTAGCTTCAAAGGCAAAGTGACGATGGGTTCTGCGGCACAGCACGGGATTGGTCCTTCTACAAGTTTGAATAAGGCATTAACGAATGATGAAGCCGTGGCCTGGGTGATGCGAGCAATTCCGCACGCATCCGCTCACACGGCAGGGCGGATAGTTGAGTTGACCAAACAACTCAAACGTTGCGGAAAACTCTAGGCATAGGAGAGCAGTCATGAAGAAAGGTACTGAGTATGTTGGAGAGGGCAAGCCTGAAGTGGGCGTGACCCCCAGTGACGAAAATTTCAACTCTACTCGCGTAGGTCCAGCGTCGGGCGTAAGCGCTGATGCGAAGCCCAAGGACGTTGTGTCCAAGGCCGAGGATGACGAAGAAGAGGAAGGTGCCGAGCACGAAGGTGGCGAGACACCGGAGTTTGAAGCTGGCGAAGAGAGCGAAGAGGAAGAGAAAGCCCGCAAGAGTTTGACGCCGGCAGATCTTCAGAAGTCGCTGGACAAACTGTCAGCTTTCGCTACGGACGGTGACATGCCCAGTCGCAAAGCCGCCCTGTTGTCCAAGGCATCGGATGACACTCTCAGCAAGAGCGAGCAAGAAGAGTTGTTTGAATTGCTGGGTGGTGTGAGTGCGGTAGCCGAGGAGCCAGGTGAAGCAATCGTCAAGAGCATGGGCGAAAACGATACGCTGCAAAAGGCTCTGGACGTATCCGAATACCTGCAAGAGCAACATGGTGAGTTGGTCAAGTCGTTGCGCAATGTGGGTGACGAGATCCAAAAGTCCGACAATCGTAGGCATGAGTTCAACCTTGTGATGGCTAAGGCCATTCGAGACATCGGACTCATGGTCAAGAGCATGAGCGAGGAAATGGGCGTGATCGGTGCGAGACCGGCTAGAGCGCCCAAGAGTCTTGGCGTTACTACCCGTTCAGCGCAAGTGCTTCAGAAGTCTTTCGCGGGTCAGCCAGGCGAAGATACCTTGAGCAAGTCTCAAGTGCTCGATGGCTTGGATGGTCTCATGGAAGAGAGCATGGAAAAGGGCTTGGGCGGTGCGACTGAGTTTGGCGAAGACATCGCTATCGCTACGGCCAAGTATGAGCAGACCCATCTGATCAGCAAGCCCATGTTGGGCGCAGTCAAAGGGTTCTACGAGAAGAAATCAGGCCGCGCAGCCCACTAAGGGATCGAGGCCATTAGCAAACTCAAAAACCCCTTAGTGGGTACAATGGAGAGATGACAATGAGTAACGGTAGCATGGTTTCTTGGAGAGATTACGAAGGTGTGGAGGGTTTCGGCTCTACCACCCAAAACGATTTGGATGACCTGAACAAGGCGTTGACCGCTGGCCAAAGCATTAACCCTCCGGGTAGTGTTACGGCAGGCGACGGATTTGCACTCAGAGTGGAATCCCTAGAGCGTACGTTGAAAAACGTGACGTTCAAGATGGACCACATTCGGTTCTGGAAATCCATTCCGAAGCTCCCAGCCTATAACACGATTGAGGAGTTCAACCAGATTCAATCGTACGGTCAGAATCCGGATGCGGGTTTCATCGACGAAGGCGATCTTCCTTCCGAGGACGATTCGACCTACGAAAGAAAGTTCAGCAAGGTTGTGTACCTTGGAACTACCCGGCGTGTTTCGCACGTCATGAGTCTGATTCGACCGGCGCATGGTAACGTTCTCGCGCAAGAAGCGGTGAACGGAACTATGCATTTACTTCGCGTTCTGGAGAAGGGCCTTTTCAAGGCTGACAGTGATCTCAGCACGTTGCAGTTTGACGGCTACGAGAAGTTGATCAAGTCCAGTTCGCCGGCAGCGAACGTCATTGACCTCCGCGGCAAGCCGCTGAGTGAGGATGTTCTGATTGACGGGGCTTTGACCATTCAAGACGCACCCAACTACGGTACTCCGACTGACCTGTATGCCAACCCGAAGGTCATTGCGGATCTTACCAAGGTGTTCTTCCCGAAGGCACGGTACGATCTGTTCGACAAAACCGACAAGGGTATGGTCGGTTTGCAGATCAAGGGCTTCACTTCGCCAGCGGGTGATGTGGCGTTCCAACCTGACGTGTTCGTTGACGATGGTGGCGCTCCCACTATCGCCAGGGGTGATGCTTCCAAGCGGCCGGGTACCCCGACCGTGAGCACCCCAGCGTCAACCCCCACCAGCGTTCTCAGCAAGTTTGAGACCGATGATGCGGGCGACTACTTCTACCAGATCCAAGCGTGCAGCCGGTACGGTCGCAGCGCTCCGGTTCTCTTGGTGGCTGGGCCCACGGCAGTTACGGTGGGTGCTGGCGACGAGACTACTTGGGCCATGACTCCGGGTGGTGCGACTCAGGTGGATTGGTACGAAATCTTCCGGTCCAAGAAGGATGGCGCGGCTGGTTCAGAGCGCCTGATTCTGCGGGTCAAGAATACCGCGGGTGCGGGTGCGATGACGTTGCATGATTACAACGCTTCATTGCCGTACTGCACCAGTGCGTATCTGTTCCAGCAAAACCTGGAGAACATGAGCTTCAAACAACTGGCGCCGCTCGTCAAAATCCCCCTCTCTACGGTGGATTCGAGCATCCGGTTCATGATGCTCTTGTACGGTGTGCCCGTTCTCTACACCCCAGGAAAGAACGTTCTGTTTACCAACGTGGGCAGAGCGACTGGGTTCACGGGTCAACCGTAGACCGCATGGATTGAATAAGTAGGGGCCTGGGTAACTGGGCCCCTACTTTTTGTTACCCCGAAACATTTGAGGAGAGCGAGGATACCAATGCAACTTCAGAACCGAATACCCCACAAGAAGAACAGCCAAGTGATGGTGAACGGCAATATCTACAAGATCGCCAACGATTTGGTGATTCGGGATGATGCCGGAAACCCCGTGGATGTTCCAAAAGCCGATGCCGAGCGCCTATTAGCCAATAGGGACGCTTGGCAGGTCATGGGAGTACCCAAGGCACCCCGAGAGGTGCTAAAGGGCACCATGAAGCTCATAACGTCTACAGGGGCCATTATTGAGCCCCCCAAGCCTGTTGATGTCGAAAAACCCGCGGTAGTTACGGCTACCGTTGAAACCAAGCCCCAGGAAGACCCGCCTATCCCAGCAAAGGGCGAAGATTGGGCAGATCCGGATGCGATGTATTCCATGAAGTGGCTTTTGGCCTGTGCCAAAGCCTACAAGATCAAGTACAACGGAAAAGACAAAGCGGTTTTGGTCGAGAAGATCAAAGCGGCTATGTACGAATAACCAGGAGAAGCGACAATGAGTAGCCCTAGAAGTACCCATCTCCCAGAAGTAGCCGGCGCAGTCGAAACGGTGACAGGTTCATTGCTTGTCGATACAGGTTTGCGTGACGTTCAGGCATTCTCTGTAACGATGGCGCAAGCTCCTACTGCGAACGAAGCTAGCGTAGCCGGTGTGTTGCAAGATGTTTTGCCAGGTGAGCACCAGAAGCTGCAATTGCTCGTGGTCAAGGCAGACGGCGTAACCCCAGGTGCGGCAGCGGCTAAGGTTTGCTGGACGGCTATCGGTAAGTAGTATCTACTGACCGCTTGGAGGTTTGCCATGAGCGTTGTCCAGACTCGCGGTGGTGTACCGTATGTACTACGGGATACGATTGACGGGACCGGCCGTAAGGTCAGGTTGCCTTTCCATATTGCACACCTCAAGATCCGAAATAAGGGTGCAGGTATCGTCAAGCTGTACTTTACCGCTGCGGATTACACGGCAGATGCAAACTACGTGGAAATCCCGATAGTCGCGGCCACAACCCCGTATGGTGAATGGGAAGGTCCGGTAGAGACTGCTTCAGGCGACCATGAGAGTTTGTGGCTCAAGTCTGCTTCAGGCTCAGTAGCAATAGAACTAGTCGCGTTCCAACGTCGCGGCTAAAATGGGTTGGCGGGATGATCCGCTAACACCTTGGGGCCAGACGTATGCGAGTTCTTAATCCCCTTACCATACCCCGCGGAGATAGGCGCTACGTAAAAAAGGTTAGCTGGCAACGAGTAGCGTTCACAGTCGCTACTATTGGTCAAACGGTGTTTACGTTGCCTAGTGTCGCTTTTGATCCGAATACGTACAAATTAGCCGTGAATGGGGTCGAGTATGATCGTCTTACCCATTACCTTGTTTCTGGTACTACGCTAACATGGCTCAACTTGTTCACACTCGCAGTAGGCGACCGTGTGACAGTCGCCTATCAACTTTAGAGGAGTATTGAAATGCCAGCTCTTATTCGCGCACCACAAGTTACCACAGGAACCCCGGTAGATATCGGCACCACGAACCAGAACGGGAGCGGCGATGCCCTTGCCTTGTCGAATCACGTTCACAAGATGGGTGCGGGTGCAGCCACAGACGTACTCAACGCCAAGCGGTTCATTTTCGGAGATCAAGCCAATGCGTTTACCGCATCGGCGGCATCTTCGGATACCAGCAATGCGTTGACCAAGAAAATCTTCGATGCGTCATTGACCAAGAAGATTGCCGGATCAACCTCGTTGTCCGCTGTGATGACCACGGCATCAAACAACAAGGTGACGATTCGTGAGAACACAACCAACGATCCTATCGACACAGGCACGCCGAATCACGAAGAAGTGTTTGGCCGGTTGACAGGTACGCCAGTCGCGTTGGTGCAGACGTACACTTGGGGCGGGACCGCAACTGTGCTCAGTGGAAATACTGGCGAAGTTGTTGTTGGCGATTGGATCAAGCTGGACGCGGACGGTCAGTATTTCGAGATCAGCGCAGTCACGCCAAACGTGAGCGTAACGATCTTGAATCCCGGTGGACTGACTATCCCCACAGGCGCAACAGCGAGTTCAATGCTCAAGTTGACTCTCTCGTACTTTTACGAGGATAGTTCCAACGTCGAGCAAGCGTACACGTTTGCTGCTCCAAAAGTCGTTGACCTGATGTTCGGTGAGTCGATGAGCTTGTACGAAGCTCCGCACAACGCTCTACAAACCGGCGTGGCTTTCCAAGAAGTCATTCCCGGTAGTCATACGCATGATGATCGTTACGTTCAGAAATCCACGCTATCGGCCAAGGGTTCTTTGATTACGGCTACTGCGGCGGGAACCCCGGTTGATTTGCCGGTGGGCGTGACTGATGGAATGGCCTTGGTGGTCGATTCGGCTCAAACCTCGGGTTTGAAGTGGGCAGCACAAACTGGTGCAACGTGTCGCCAGGAAGCCGTTGCCGCTCAGAACATCACGAATGCGGATACAGCTTTGACGGATCTGTTGGACTACACCCCGTTGGCCAGTACATGCGTTCACTTGTATCTGAACGGGGTTCACCAGAGTCAGGG